CGCACAAACAGGCGAATGGTACACTGCGATTAAAGAAGTAAAAGACACCAATCCAAAGCCTAGTTAATTATGAGCCAACTTAAAGTCAATTCAATCGTTCCTGTCGGTGGACTACCTGCTGGTGCTACAGGTGGTGGAATTATACAAGTTGTTCAGACCGTAAAAACCGACACTTTTTCAGAGTCTTTAAGTGCAAATACAAATAGTTCGACTAACTGTATTGAAGTTGCAATCACACCTTCTTCAAATTCAAATCATGTTCTTATAATAGGACAGCTTTATGGAGCAAGTTCTTATTGGACAGGTACATCTGGTGGTGCTTGGCAAGGTAGGTTAAACAGAGGGGGAACAGATATAGGTATAGGTGATGCAAGGGATTCAAGAATAAGACAAACTTTTAGAGCAGGTGCTTCAAATAATTCTAGTACTGGTAATAATTGTTTTATTTATTTTTTAGATACCGGAATATCAACAACAAGTGCAACGACTTATGGTGTTCGCTTAGATAATTTAGATAATGGCAGTAGGACTTTATATCTAAATAGAGATATTAATGATCAAGATGGTCCCACAAATGGATCAAGTTTAATCTCTACCTTAACAGCAATGGAAGTAACTGCATAATGGCAATAATTCCAGCAACAAAAGATTTTACAGTTGTACGCAGATCAGATTTTGGATTGCGTCTTACAATTAAAGACAATACAAGTTCTGCTGTTAATTTAACTGGATATACTGTTGCTGGCGAAGTTTATAACAAAGACAGATCTACAAAATACGCAGATTGGACAGTCGCATATACTGACAGAGCAAATGGAATAATTGATTTAAGTTTGTCTGACGATCAGACCACAACTTTTACTCCTAATTTACTTTTTTACGATTTTAAACTTACACAACCTAACGGAGAAGAAAATGTCTATATTAGAGGTACATTATTTATGTTGGTAGGTTACTCAGCATGAGCAGTCCTAATTCTGTTACAGTTTCACAGGTTTCAGATGTAACCACAGTTGAAGTAACTACAGCTGGTCCACAAGGTCCAAGTTTCACAACATCTAATACAAGTTTGAACGATTCAAGCAAAGTAGATGGCTCTGTTGTTTACTATGACTCTACTTCTGCTACATTTAAGGCAGACAGCACAACTACCAAACTCACACTTGTCAATGGAGGGAACTTTTAGGCCATGTCTAACACAATTCGTATTAAGAAAAGATCAGCGAGTGGCTCGGCTGGCGCACCTTCTAGTTTATCTCCATCTGAATTAGCGTTCAACGAAGCAGATTTAAAATTATATTATGGTTTTGGGGATAATGGTTCTACTCCACCTTCTGCAAGCTCAATAATAACTGTCGGTGGTTCTGGTGCATTTTTTAGTCAGACAGCCACAAGAACTGCAAATACTATATTATCGGGTCCAGCTAGTGGGTCAGCTGCAGCCCCAACCTTCAGAGCTTTAGTAGCTGCTGATTTATTAAAATTAAATGAATTTACTGCACCTGATGGTGCGGTTAGTGCGAATAGTCAAAAAATTACAAACTTAGCTACACCTACTGCTGATGGTGACGCAGCTTCAAAGTCATATGTAGATGGCGTTTCTCAAGGATTAGATATAAAAGGAAGTTGTACGGCAGCAACTACAGCAAACATAACAATCTCAACTGCACTAAATAATGGAGACACCTTAGATGGTGTATCTCTTTCAACAAATGATCGAGTTCTTGTAAAAGATCAGTCAACTGCTTCAGAAAATGGTATTTACGTTGTAGGTTCTAGTCCAGCTAGGGCAGATGATTTGGCTACTGGTGCTGATGCAGCAGGTATGTTTACCTTTGTTGAAAAAGGTACAATTAATGCAGACAATGGTTTTGTTTGTAGTTCTGACAAAGGGTCAGCGGTTGTTGGTACTAATAATTTATCTTATGTTCAGTTTTCAGGTGCGGGTCAGATTGTTGCTGGCAATGGTCTAGACAAATCAGCAAATACTTTATCTGTTGATCTTAAATCAAATGGCGGTTTAGTAATTGAGTCAACTGAAATAGCTGTTGATTTAGCAGCAAGTTCTATTACAGGAACTCTGGCAGTATCAGATGGGGGTACAGGATCAACCTCTGCTAGTGCTGCCAGAACTGCATTAGGGCTAGTTATAGGAACAAATGTAGAAGCACATAGCGATAAGCTAACAGAGCTTGCAACTATGGGTCAGACAACAGCAAATGCTTTAGCTGATCTGTCAGAGGCTGAAGTGCAAATCCTTGACGGAGCAACTGTAACGACTGCTGAATTGAATATAATGGACGGAGGTACTTCAGCTACTTCAACCACGTTGGCTACAGCAGATCGTATGGTTATGAATGATAATGGCACTATGAAACAAGTAGCACTCAGCGATCTAGTCACATTCCTTGAAGATGGTTCTACTTCTGGTTTCGATGTTAATGGAGGCACATATTGATATAAACTAAAAACTAGGAGGTAACACAAATGGCGGTCACAATAAAACTTAAAAATGCAAGTGGCAGCGATCCAAGTGCTAGTGATTTAGTTGTCGGAGAAGTAGCGTTAAGAACTGATACAGGCAAATTATTTACAAAAAAAGATGATAATTCTGTAGCTGAAATATCAGGTGGAATAGATGATGGAGACAAGGGAGATATAACTGTCAGTAATAGCGGTGCAACTTTCACTATTGATAATGATGCAGTTACTTATGCAAAAATACAAAACGTATCGGCAACAGACAGACTTTTAGGAAGAGATTCAAGTGGTGCTGGAATTATTGAAGAAATTGCTCCAAGTGCAGTAAGAACAATGCTTGGCCTTGCATCTTCAGCTACAACAGATACAACAAATGCTTCAAATATTTCCTCTGGTACACTTGCTGCTGCAAGAGTTGCAACCTTAAACCAAGACACATCTGGCAATGCTGCTACAGCAACAGCTTTGGAAACTGCTAGAACAATAGCTGGTGTTTCTTTTGATGGATCTGCAAATATTTCTTTAAACAATAATGCTATTACAAATGGTGCAGGGTATATAACAGCAACCCTAACAAACGAGCAAGTTCAAGATATTGTCGGGGGTATGCTTACTGGCAATACAGAGACAGGTATAACAGTAACGTATCAAGATGGCGATGGCACTATAGATTTTGTCGTAGGTACACTTAATCAGGACACTACAGGTTCAGCAGCGACATTAACAACCGCAAGAACTATCGCAGGGGTTAGCTTTGATGGGTCAGCGAACATATCTCTTAATAACAATGCAATAACTAATGGTGCTGGTTATGTAACTTCTTCTGTAATCAACTCATTAAGTGCAAGCAACCTATCTTCTGGAACTATACCTGATGCACGTTTTCCTTCTACACTTCCAGCAGTAAGCGGAGCAAACCTAACAGGTATATCGGCTGGCGCGACTGGGGGCGGAAGCGATGAAATTTTCTACGAGAATGGTCAAAATGTAACGACAAACTATACTATAACTAATGGCAAAAATGCTATGTCTGCTGGTCCAATAACTATAGATAGCGGTGTAACTGTTACTGTCGGGTCTGGCGAAACTCTTACTATTGTCTAAATATGAAAGCAATTACTGAAAAACAGATTCTAGAGTGGAAAGAAGAACTCGATAAGCAAGTAAAAACAAGAGATCATGCAAAAAAAGTTCATGAAGAAGCTCTTAGCAATATCAACGCTTTACAGGGCGGTATTCAGTTTGGGGAGTTGTTGTTGAAAAAGAACGAGTCATTAGTCCAGCCATCAGGTACAGTGGAGCTAGGCCAACAATCAAGAAAAGCACCATCAAAGAAATAGGTGCTGCTAATTTAATTAGGATTTCTTTAATCATGTTTCAAAAAATAGCAAATGTTTTAAGTATTGTTTCTTTCCTAATGGTAGCTTCTATGAGTGGCGGGGCATACCTTGGTTATAGATATGTTACGTCAGAACAATTTAAAGCAAAGGTTATGAATGAAGTTCTCGGTAATGTACAAGGACTTATGCCAAAAATATTAGATAAGAGCTTACCTGAAATGACAGGTCCAACAATTCCTCAATTTAAACAGCCAAAAATTTAGATGGAAATACCTGAAATAGGTATAAGAGAAGTAAATATTCCAGAGGTTTATATTCCAGAGACATATAATCCTAACCCTGTTCTACCATTAATACCAAATCTAGAAATTAATGTTGCTGGTTGTACTTATCAGCATAGAGATATAGAAAATACTGGTAATACACAACTTTTGCTTGATGACCCTAATGGTGTCTTTACTACCTGTGATTCTGTTTTTCCTAGCTTTTACCCTTTAGATTACACGCCAGATCAATTAATAATTACAGAAAATTTGCCTGTTAATAACGAACAGCCAGCAATGCCAGAAAGTAAAACACCAGAAGTTGAACAACCTAAAGAAAAAGAAGAAGTAAAGTTCTTAGAATGTCCGTCCTCTCGAGACCAGAGGGTCGGAGACTTTCGTAACGAAAAAAAGCTAGAACGTGTTATTGGCCATAAAAAAAGTGAAGATGGAACTATATGCACAACTCTTTATGAAAACGTCACATTTAAAGATCAGTACATTCCAGAAATTCCTACTCTTGTATCTACTGCTGTTATTGGCTTGGTCGCTGCC